CGGTATGGTAGTGGTGTCGCCGTAACTGGTGCCGTAGCTTTCGCCGCCTGCGCCAGTCGCTGAGAATATCGCGTCGGCGATATCTTGGGCGAGCGGGTTTGTGGGCCCAGGTATCTGCGGAAGCGGAAGCGGCGGGTCAGTCTCGACGACCACGTTGAACGCCTTGAACGGTATGCCGTCGGCGTCGGCCGGGTTCGCTGCGGGGTTATGGTAGACGCGCACATCAGTTACGCGTCCGTTGCTCGTGTTGACCTTGGAGACGACGCCCTGAATCGAGAGAAGCGGGCCGATGTTCTGGCTGTACAGTTCGCGCTGCCTGCGTCGCCTGAAGTCCTCGTCGTTCTCTTCGTTCTGGCCAAGTGTCGCGTCATCCGTGGGATTGGTGAACCCGACGAAGCCGGGAACGACCGTCACCACAGACCATGTGGTTGGTGGTACCGCGTTCGCCAGGATCGGGCCCGTGTCTACAGCCCGATAGGTAGCAGCCAGTGTGCCCGGCCCTGCGAAGACGAGCGGGCCGTTTATCAGTTCCCATGTGGTCGAGTTGTCTTCGTTGCGGATTAGCGATCCGTTAGGGAGCGTGCCCGCGCCCGAGAACTCGGCCAGCCCATCGACCACTGATGACGTGGCACCGCGGCGCACCGAGCCCGTGAGAGCCGCTAGCGCGTTTAGTGCTACGCCCTCGGCGCTGTTCGGATCGAAGCGCCGCCACACCGCGAGCAATTCTGACTGGTCGAGCGCTTGGACCTCGGCCGTGATGTTGATCCATTGGCCCATGATCGAGCTAATGTCGACGTTTGTGTTCGTGCCGAATTGCGCCTGAACGCGCGCGGCTAGTTCGTCAAAGATCTCTGACTGAGTTTGTGTCGCTAGGCCGTTTGCGGTTAGTCCGAATGCCATGATCTACCCTTGTGTTTGTGTGAGCGAAACGTCGAAGTCTACGTCACCATCGATCGTCGTAACAGAACCGACGACCGACAGGCCGCGCGTCAGCGAGTCGAGCGTTAGATCGAACTCCTCGATCCCCGTTACCCCTGGCGTGCTCAGCACGTTTTGCTCAAGTATGAATTGCACCGAATCGAGCGGCGTCTGCTTTAGGAAGATGACCTGAATATAAGGAACGCCGGCCGATTGATCGTACACCGTCTCTCCCAAGAAAGTCCTTAGCCTCATCTCGATATGCTGGCCGATCGCCGGCTGATGCGTGACGAATGAAATTTCGCCGTCCTCGATCACCATGTCGCCGCCTTGCATCTTGATATCTGCCATGGGGTTACTCCGTCAGGGCCTTGGTCGATAGCCAGCCGGCGATCGTTATTTGCAGAGCGACCGTCGCAGCCGTAATCGATCCGATGTAAGCGCCGTTGGACACTGAAGTCGGCGGAACAGTGGCTGCCCATGCCGCCGCGGCTGCTGCGATGGTCGCGCTGTATGCGTTGAACGCTGCCGCTAGTTCGGTGCCCTTGACGATTGGACTCGCGGCTAGCCGCCCGAGCTTGATCCCCGCGAGCGGTGGCCCATCTAGGACCGTCGCCGTTAGGTCTGTTCCGATGCCGGGATCGATGGGGTCAATGTCGCTGTGTAGCCCTGGGTGAAATACGCCGTCGCCTCTGTTGTGGGTCCAGTTGTCGATCGGGTCGACGGGGTAACCCTTCTTGCGCCACTCGGCCAAGCTTCGATCCTGCACGATAAGCTCGCCGCTATCGCCGATCGTCAGCGGGAAAGTCAGGTAGCCCGCGCTCGTCCGTGGCCATGCTACCGGCACATTTACCAGCAACACGGGCGGCTGCGTAACCGTGGCCGCTGGCCCTTGCGGCACGTCTGGATTATTCGTGACCGTGAGCTGCTGAACAAGCACGGAACAAAGCTGCGTTAGCGGGTCATACCCTAGCGGCTGGGGCTGCGATGGCGCGATTCGAACGACGGTCGACGTGCGGATAGTGACCCGCAAATAGCGATCGACCGCGGACAATAGATCGGCGAGAGATGGATTCTCTCGCAGGTCGTAGACTCCGGTTCTTTGTTCGCGTCCCATTAGATCACACTTAGCGGCCTGGCAACGGCCGACATGAGGCTACCGCTCCGCGTGTCCCCGGTAAAGGTGGCCGACTCGACCCGCATCACGGGCTGCCCTACCGGCTTGTCGAATCTGTCAATGATCGAAACGATACCGCCAGGCGCGATGTCTGGATTAGCTAACGCGTCGAACGTGATCGATCCGTTGTCCTCCTCAGCGAAGCTTAGCAGCCCGGTTCGAGGCCTAACGATCTGCGGAAGCGTGCCCGGTGCGATCGACAAAAGGCCACGGTTGAAAACAACGATCAGCCCGTTTTGGTTGTAGCCCCACGAATAGCCCGGACCAAGGCCCGAGACGATGGTATCGAAAATCTGCTTTGCTGGCGTTCCGCTCGGGTCATTCCCTGCGATCGCCCTTATTCCGTTTGGCGAACTAACGACGGCGCTCGTGACCTGATCGACATCGAGAAGTCGCGGCGGCTTGAATTGCGACGCCAGCAAGGCGAGATAATCCGTGATGAACGTCTCCGCAACCGCGGTTGGCAGGGGTTGCGAGTCTCGATTTGACGCGAGCCCCACGCCAAACTCGATGTTGGTCACCACGTCGGGATCTTCGTATAGCTTGGCTTGAAGTTTCCAGATCTGGCCCTTCATCAGCGAGAAGGTTTTGCGCTCCCAGCCCACGGCGATCTCGATGTTGCCGATCGCGCTGACGCCGGATCCCTGCGAGCTTTTCACGATCGACTGAATCAGCCCCTGCTGAATGCTCCCGAGATTGTAGATCCTCACCGATCCTGTATCGGCCTGCGTCGATAGCTGGCGATCTACGCTCCACTCCATGTAGAGCCCGTCTCCGTCTAGATTCTCCACGTCGAAACTAACCGACCCCGAGAAGTCGCTGACCGTCACCTTGGCGGCGACGTTTAGGTAGCGTGGGAATAGGACGGGCATGGCTTAGCTTGCGGGGAAGGCCTGGTCGCTTGTCATGTAACGCAATACGTGCGTCTTGTTCTCGAATGAATCCACGGCCGGGTCGCTGCCGTTGCCGGATAGGTCGACGCAATACAGAACGCCCGGCGGGATCTGTGCGCCCTTGCTGCGATAGGGGAACAGCAGGTCGAGCCCTACCGCGAGCCCTAGCCCCATCACCACCGGCTCAAAGTTGACCGTCGTGATGTCCATAAACCACGAATCGTCAGGCTTGTTCGTCTTGAACACGAGGCCAAATTGCACGCCCTCCAAGAATATCGTGTATTGAAAATTGGACGTGAAGCCGATCGCAGGATCGCCGACCTGTACGGGTAATTCTAGAACGCTCAAAACGGTGCCAGTCCTGGTGTTGTGGATGCGGTCTCTGATGTTATCGAGGGGAAGCCGGCCACATTGCCGCCGCCTGCTTGCGTGCCATTGCCCGGTAGCTGCGAATCGTAGTCAGGCAAGCCGACGCCTAGTTCAGGCCCAAGGATGCGCGCCTCGACAAACGAGACGGTCAGCTCTGTATTCGGGCCGATGTCTGGCGACCATGGCCGGTTGATCGATTCGATGAAGCACTGCTTCAGACTAAAGCGCGGAGTGATCGCCATAACCGGCTCGCCGCGATCGGCTATCTTGTAGAGGTTCTCGATCCTCACAAGGTCAAGCCGCTTTAGTCGCGCTTTCAATATGTCACCCGTGCCGATGAACGAGCGAACGTCGATCGTCGATCCCATGATGCCGGTAATAGTGAACCTTCGGAGATTCCGGTGCACGTTCGAAGTTGCGTTAGAGAAGTCCTGCAGCGTGTTCTCGGTGACCGTGTAATTCACGCTCACGTCCTCATTGTCTACCAGGTCGATCGATACGTGATTGCCTGTTAGGCCCGGCTTGAAATTTGCGATAGGGGAGATCGGGATCTGAAACCCCGACAGGCGAGACAGCCGATAGATCGAAGCGAACTCGGCCTTTAGAATTCCATTCAGTGCGCTGCCCAGTGTCATCGTGCGATCCCCGTGGGCACTGTCTGCCCGGCCTTGGCTGTCTGCTTCTCGAACTCACCGCGGATCGCCATCGCTGACTCCTTGGCGATCTGCGTGGGGTTCGCCCCTTTGATGTTTTGCGTGATGACGAAATTGAAGAAGTCGATCGCTACCGTCGGCTTGATTGATTTCGAAGATGGCGTCTTGCGTGACAGCTGCTGTATGACCTGCTTGAGCTGCTTCGGGTCGGCCGTGCCCGTCCTGATAGCTAGCAGCGACTCAGCGAGCGTAACGTCGCTCTCTGGCTCTTTTGCGGGCGCGGATCCGCCGCCGCCCTTCCTTCGCTTAGGTTTACCGATCAGTTCGGACTCGCTGATCTTCCCCATCATAAAATCGTTCTTTCGCTTTTCAAGCCCGCGCCCCTTCTTGAGCTTTCCGGCCTTCTCCAATTCAGCGATTCTGTCTGATCTAACTTTGCGAGCTTCGCCGCGGGTCTTCTTTTCCTTGGCCGATGCGTCCTCGGCTGCCTGCCCGGCGAGCAGCCTCCTGTTCTCTGCCTCAAGCTTGCCCAGTTCTGCCTGCGCATTCATTGACTTCCTTCTCGCCTCCCTCTCCCTCTTGACCGCGACCGGGCCTTCCCCCTTTGCCCATTTCTTCGACTCAAGCTCTGCTGCGCGAAACTCGTCCTCTTTCGCCCACATCTTCCCCTTGATCTCCTCGTTGGCGAACTGCTTCCCTGCCCCCTTCCCCCTTATCTCCTGGGCTCGCTCCTCGATAGCCTCTAGCCTCTCTCCGACCGTTTCAAATTCACCGGCTAGATTTGCCACGACAGTCACGAGCCCCGCGATCCCGACAGCTACGAGCCCAATGGGCCCGAGCACGCCGGCCATCGCCATCTTGAACGCAATCGTCGCTGTAGTGGCAACTGCTAGCGCTGGCTTGAACCCGCCAAGCGCCCCGATTAGATCCTTAATCCCTGTCACCACAAACATCACCGCCTCAGCGATATCCTTGATCACAGGGATGGCCTGCTTGACAAAGCGCTTTATGTCCTGCGCCATCAAGCTGCCATTAGCTAGCGCCCAGTCCTTTATCTGATTGATGATGTCTTCGACGACGGGGATCAGCTCAACACCGACGGTGTTTACCACGCCGCCGATCACCGTCTTCATCCGCGTTATCGAATCTTGAAACTCGGCGGAAGCTGCGAGAGCGTCGCCGCCTAGCACCCCACCCGTGCGCGCTGCCTCGTCCCCCAGCGCCTCGATCCCGGCAGACCCCTCCGCGAGTAGCGTCGCAAGCTGCGGACCAGAGCGCGAGCCTAGCAGGAGCTGAGACGCCGCCAGCTTTTCGCTCTCGGTGTCTAGCCCACTAATCGCGTCAGCGAACACGCCCAATTGCTT